TTTGAAGCGATGTTTGAGATACCATCCCATGCTTTGGCTGTTATGTCTTTAATTCCTTCCCACAAGTCACCAAAGAAATCCTTGAAACCATTCCAGAGAACTTTCCCGCTCGCGATTAAACCTTCCCAAGCAGCAGTCAAAACAAACTGAATTCCTTCCCAAGCCTTTGAAGCGATGTCTTTAATTCCGTCCCACAGACTACTCAAAAAATCTTTTATACCACCCCAAACCTTCTTGACTACGTCAGCAATTCCATTCCATAAGTTCACAAAGAATTCAGAAATTGGCTCCCAATATTTTATGATTAGCGCAACACCTGCAACAATCCCTGCAATAGCCAAGCCCCAAGGCCCTGCAGTTCCTATTATTCCAAGCAGCTTAGTTCCTACCGTCTTGAATCCCGTCCCAACCGTTGCAATCAAAGCCGGGATGCCTTTTAACGCGCCGCTCAATCCACTTAGAACCGTGATAACTTTTCCAATCGTGGTTTGAAACTGCCCACCTATTGTTAGAACAGGCCCTATTGCAGCAACCACGGCAGCAAAACCAACCGCTGCCTTTTTCATAGGATCGGGAAGATTACCAAACCATTCTGCAATAGACTTAATTAAGTTAAGAAGCGGTTCTGCTGCATCCATCAATGCAACCAAACCAGGGATGAGAGCATCTCCAATCTTCTGCGCAACAACTATGAACTTCTCTTTCAGTTGTTCCCACGTAACGCCAGCAGCATTTACACCTTGCATCTGTTCTTCGAACGCCGCAGTGGTTGCTCCTGCGACATCTCCCATTGCTCCAACCTTTTCATTCCACATATCAGCCTGTGGGCCTGTTAAGGCAAGCACGGCATTCAACCCCTCGACAGAACCAAACATCTTGCCGAGAGTATTTGTATTTCCTTGAGCTTGATTAGCTATCAAGCCGAGAGCATCTTGCAAGCCAAGCAACTCAACGATTGTAGGCCCCGCGCTTGCGGCTAATTCACCTTGCGCCTTTGCGTTCTCTTCAAGAGCTTTTTTGAGTTGATTGTATTGAGTTGTATCACCTGCTTCTTCGGCTTTGAGCATAGCTTCACTGAGTTCTAAAGCTCTTTTCTGGAGGTTCTTATATTCATCAGCGAGAGGCCCAGTTATTTTTCCCTGCTCAACAATCTGTGCAAGAACACCGCTCAAGGCCATCTGCATATCTGCGGTAGGCTTCATAATAGCTTGGAACGCCATTCTCAATTGGCTTACAACTTCATTAGTCCCGCCTGTAACTCCTGTTAGGGTTGCCATAGTACCGAAGAGTTCCTCTTGTGTAACATTTAAGGCTTCTGCTATCGGAGTAACTCTTCCCATAGCATTGGCAAGTTCCGGGAATGTAGTTTGCCCCAGAACTACGGTTTGCAATGCGAGATCAGAAACTTTTTGCACAGCTTCGGCAGAGGTATCACCATACGCTTTTGTTATTGCAGAGGTGAGAGCAACGGCTTCGTTGACTGTTGAAAGCCCAGCAGCGGCCGCTTGAGTGCTGATTTCAAGAATCTTGACTGTATCGGCAGTATCACCAAAAGCGGAAATAATTTGATACAAACCTCCCGCGAGATCCTGTGTGCTTTTACCGAACTCGATGGCCATATCCTGAACTGTATCTTTCAAGTCGTTAATTCTTTCTTTCTGACCAGGAATCAGAGTCGCCACGTTTGCCATTGCTTCGTTAAAGTCGGTCGAGGCTTTGAAGGCGGCAACCCCAACACCAACTATTGGTGCAGTTACAGAGGCAGTCAAAGACATGCCAAGGCTTCGCATTTTCTGCCCCGAGCTTTCGATTGAGCTGCCTACTTCTTTCATTGACTTTTGAAATTCCTGTACATCAGCTCCAATCTTGACTAACAGATCAGCTACTGCCATCTTTCTTCACCACCTTGCCGCCAAAAGCCGCGTTTAGGATTTCTACCATAGTCACCATTTCCTCTATGCTTTGTTTCTTCTTAGGTTCGCGTTTCTTCTTCCCGCCAAGCATGAAGTCCTCGAGTTTGTAAACCTTCTTTCCCTTTCCTCGGAAAGCATTCGCCAGTATCATAGAAATGAGGGCGGCTCTTGCATCCGCCCTCTTTTCTTGGTTCTCGTACTGGTCGAAAAGGAGAAAGAGGTCTGTTACCGGGAGGGTTTCTATCTCAGCTTGGCTTAGTTTGAGGTTTGCTCTTGCGAAGGCCCAGAGTTTTTTTAATTGGCTGGGCCTTTGGTAGGGTTTCCCGGGAGTGCTTGTCTTATCGCTCCGGCCACTTCGGTCATGTTTGAAAGATCAACAAGATCACCAAGCATTTCTTCGGTGAGTTCTGCATCTTCCCATTTCAGCCCAAGCCAGAGCAACGTGCGCATCTCTTTCATGCTGATTTCCGTGAACCCTTGCATGATGCTTTTCCCTGTCAGTTCTTCGAACTCGATCATCGAATTAAGCGTCAATCGAAGATGTCGTTCTTTATCCAATTGGACAGGAACTAAACTCATTCAATCCCTCCTTATGTACTTGCGAGAACAGGCTTACCTGTTACTCTGAATGTTGCGCTGAATCCCAGTTTTCCATCTACCGGTGAATCTGTCTCAAAAGACTTCGGGTAACCTGTAAACGTCCACGTCATGCCGTTTGGAAACGTGATTGTGTAGCTCTTCGAAGTCCTTGCCAAGAGGTCGGTGTAGACTCCTGTGACGACAGTGCTTGTGAGGTTGCCCTCTACGCTGAACTCGCCACCGTCTATGAGACCCGCCACAAACTCTTTGCAGTCGTCTGCCGAGCTGTGATTGGTGATTTCAACTTCGTCAACTGAGATTCCAGGCCCTGTTATGTTAGTTATTTCGCCTGCGCTTGGGGATATAGAAGTCCCGAATGCTGCAACTCCTGAACTGGCCATGTTAATTCCTCCTTTATTCTGTTATTGCAAATCTAAAGTCAAGAATGACTCTGTGTAGTTGTGTATCCATATCGTAAAGATCCGTCTCGTTCAAAAGAAAACAAGACATCACCGATTTTGAATCAAAGGTTCCTGTATAACCTGACAACGCCGTGCGAACCTGAACCGCTACGTTCTTCGCTTCGAGGTATCCTTCGGCCCAGCAGTCTATCTGTATTCTGTGTTCAGCGTACGATTGCCCGCTGTGGTGATAGTTCCTAACACCAGAGATAGTTGAATACGTAATCGCAGGAAAGGTTGAATCTTGCGGTAGGAACTGGGCATAGACTCTGTTAGATACGAGTGCAACGTTTGCTTTGAGATGAGTTAGAAGTCCTTTTTCAATCATTTCCCCACCCCACAATTCTCAACAGCTTCCCGGATTGCTTCTTTGAAAAGCTCCTGAATCTTGTTCTGGTTTTCATCCAGAGCCGGACGCATGAATGGGTGCTTTGACATTTTCGCCGTTCCGTATTCGTGAAAGACTCCGTAGTATGTATCGGGATCGGCTGTGGAGACTTCTGAGAGAACGCCCTTTTTTCCCTTTGCATTCTTCGTAACCGCGATTCCTTCTGCAAGTTTGCCTGAATCTCTTGGAGCTTTAGCTTTGGCTGCGTCTTTTACGAGTTTGGCACCTTGTGCAGAGGCTTTTGCGAGAGCATCCAGCATGAGTTCATCCGAGAGGTTTTTGAATTTTCTTATCAGTTCATCCGCTCCTTCAATCGTGACTTTGAGCATCACTCCACCTTCTTACACATGAGCTGCATCTCTCTGTCTCTTTCGTACTCGTTGATTACAGTCACGATTTCGTAAGTGGTAGGAGTCCACAGAACCCGCATCTTTTCCTCTACACCGTCGAGTGCGCGGATTACAATTCTCGTCTCAATCTCTGAATGAACCTTTGCTTCGAGGTACTCCTTGCCCTTCAAAGGCTCGATGGAAGCCCATACATTCGCATACGTTCCCCATGTGACGGTAGGACCACCGGCTGCGTCTTGAGTGAATGTGGGAGTCTGGATGGTGACGTAATGTCGGAGTTCTCCGGCAAACATATCACCACCCCCAAACTCTGAACGGCCAGTATAGAGCTTCCAAGCCTAAAGGC